ATGTGGAGATGGACCTGACGATCGCGGTCGAACTGGCCGGCGTTCTCGTCGGTGAGCCGGAAGCGAACGTCGTCATCGGCTGGTCCAACGGCGATCTCGACATCGTGGAATACGCGATCGATGGCGTCCGTGTGGATGCCTATCGCTGGAACGCGGCGAGCAAGGCCGAGCGCGCCGAGCATCCCGACATCGCGGTTTTCGTGGCGTCCTGCGAGCGCGCCTTTGATGCCGCTGCCCGGCGGGATGCTGCCGACCGCATGGCCGAGGCCGCGTCCGAACGCGCCGCCGCCTGATCAATCACCCCGCCAATCGAAACGCACCGAACCCGGAGCCAACAGATGACCGAAGCCCACCCGTCCGTACCTTGGCAGCCAATCAGCACGGCGCCGCGAGGAAAGCCCGTCGTCGTCTGGGACGCAGGTGATGTCTCAGTCGCAGTTCACCAGCCCAGCACCGGAAAATGGTGCGGCCTCGTGGACGGCGGGCTTGTCGGAATGCCGACAGCCCGAGGCGTCGAGTTCTTCGAGGTCTTCAAGCCTACGCACTGGATGCCGATCCCACTCGGCCCGAACGGCGAAACGCCTTCGTCCGCCGCCTAACCCCTCGGGGCCAAGTGCCCCGCCCCTCCCCATCGAACGCCACACGGAGAGACGAAGATGAACGACCAGCAGATGATTGTCGAAGCGCTCACCGCTCTCTGGCTGGCGTGGCTTTCCACCACCCTGAGCGGCACGCGGTGGCTCCTGTTGACGGTCAAGACGACCACGCTGGCCATCGCCGCGCTGAACGGCTTCCACGCCTACGCCCGGTTCATGGGCTGGCCGGTCTGACCCCCTCGGGGCGCGAATTCCCCGTCCCTTTCAAATTATCGCGCTCGCCTCGCACGCGAAAATTCGAGGCCCAGCAGCCAAGCGCTGCCAACCGGAGGACAGAGCATGACGACGGAAGCGAAGCACACGCAAGGGCCTTGGATTGCTATCAAGGCACCGCACGGTCCGATCGATATCTTCGACGCGAATGACCGTGACGTGGTGACGGTCTACGGCGGAGGTGTCCCCGAGGATCGCGAGGCCAACGCCCGCCTAATCGCAGCCGCACCTGATCTGCTGGAAGTCGTGGAGGCGTTCGAAGCTTTCTACCCCAGCGGCATCAATCCCGACCTCGACAAGGCTTCGAACAAGGCCCGCGCCGCTCTCGTCAAGGCACGCGGCCAATGACCTCCCGCACGCAATTCACCGCCTACACCGCCACCGCCCTTGTCGGCTTTGCGCTGATCTTCGGCTCCCTCTCCAGCCTTGACGCGCGTCTCGCACAGGAGGCGGTCGAGCGGCAGGAGGCAGGCTACTCCATTCGAGGAATTGACCGATGAGCATGAAACGCTGGATCGCCCGTAGGCTTGCGCCCGAAGAATTTCTGACGGCCGAGCGCTACCGGAAGCTTCGCGGCGACATCGCGGATGACCGCTGGTGGCTTGCCAGCGACTTTCCAGAGATCGCTGCCTTCTGCGAGCGGCTTCTAGCGAATGACGTGAACCACTGGCGAGGTCTGGACGACGAGTATCTGTCGTCCCCTTGGCGATCCGAAATATCGGCATTCCGCGAGCAGCTACGTGCCGCCAAGGCCCGCTCCTAATGCGCCGCCTCCTCCTGATCCTCCTCGACCGTGACGGCTTCGTCCTGGCGATGGAGCGCGAACACCAGAAGGCCGTCGCACTCGCGAACGAACTGCGCCGGCAACTCGCCAGCCAAGGAGCGAACTGATGGACCTGCAAGCCGAGCTTGAGAAGGCCGAAGCCGAGGCGGCTCGCATCCGCCGCGCAATCGCTGCCGGCCCCTGCCAAGAGTACGGCCACGACTGGAAATCCATTGGCGGCTGCAATGCCGGGTGCGGCTACGAATTCTGCTGCTGCTCTGTGCCGGTCAGCGTCTGCACGAAGTGCGGCGACTGCGATTACGGCGAGACACCCGAGGCCGACCAGATCCGCGCGGACTGCGAGGAACGGTCTGAATTCGAGGCAGCGGCCGATGAGGCCAAGCGCCGGCAACTCGCCAGCATCCGATCAATCGAGCACTGAGGACAAGACGATGACAGACGCGAAGACGAAGGAACGGACAGCCGCCGAGATAGTCGCCGCTGGTGTGAAGGAATACGACCTTCGCGCCGCTCTGGAACGCGAAGACGAGCGCGCAGGACGGCATAACGCCGTGCGCGGGTTGATGGTCCGCTTGGGCGTCTATCCAGAGTTCTGCGAAGCCGTCGAATCCCCCCAGCCCGCCGCATCCGACGTGCCCCATGACGTGGTGCGGGCGCTGATCTTCCGCTTGGAATGTCTCGACGAAGAGACGCAGGAGGAGGAAGCGCAGGAATGCGCCCGCGAAGCCATCAAGGTTCTGCGCGCCCTCGCCACCCCCGCCCCATCCACCTCGACAGAGGAAGCGCTGAGGGACACCGACCGCCTCAACTGGCTGATCGAGACCGGCGCGCACCTGTCGTGGACGAAAGACAGCGAGATGTGTCGCGTCTGGTTCCCCGAACAGTGGGACGGCAGCGAGGCCCGCGCCGCGACGGAAGACCAATACGCAGACCCCCGGCAGGCCATCGACGCCGCCCTTTCCGCCCTATCCCGCTGAACGCCAGAGGAAGGAACCCGACCATGGCACATGACCCGCGTAAAGCCCTCGATACCGCGTTCGTCGACATGATCCAGGCTCTCCAGTTCGCCCATGCCGACAGCAAGCAGGCGATCTTCCTGAACGACCTGTCGCACGCCGAGCAGCACGCCAACCAGCGCGTCATTGCGCCGATGACGGCGGATCTGGTCCAGAGCTTCGGCAAGCTCGTCAAGGCGCTGTCTGAGGCCGGCTGCGACGACTTCGTGAGCCTTCTCGACATCATCCACCCGCTGACGGACGGCATATCTGACGCCCGCGATGGCCTGTGGCGCGAGGCGGAAGACGCAGCCCTGTCCGAGATGCGCGAACGGAGGGCAGCAGCATGAAGTTCGCGGGCCAGATGACGAATGCCGAACTAGCCGCCGCGCTGAACGAGACGGCGACGAACATGCACACGATCATGCAGACGGAGAAGACCCTCCTCCGCGAAGCCGCCTCTCGCCTCCAGGCACCGGCAGTAGCCGACATCGGAATGGCCGAGATCGAAACCGTCGCACGGTCTGACGCGAAGTGCGATGGCCGAGACTTCGACGGCTTGGGCCGCGCTGACAAGGAACGCTACCGATCCCGTGCTTGGGCTGGGCTTCGCGCTCTCCGCACTGGAGGCTCCGAATGAGCGCCGAGGACATCAGCCTCGCCCGCCAGGCGATCGAGCCCGGCATCTATTTTTCGCTTTCCGATACCGAGTATCATGCCGACGGCGCGCTCGGCTCCACGAACATGAAGCAGTTGCTGCAGTCGGCTCCTGACTTCTGGTGGCAGTCGCCAATGAACCCGGCCCGCGAGCCGGAGAAGGAAACGCCGGCCAAGGTCTTCGGCCGCGCCGTCCATAAGGCTGTGCTCGAGGGCGCCGATGCATTCCGCGCGATCTACGCGCCGACGGACCATCCGGGCAACGTGAAGGCTGGCAAGGACGAGGTTGCGGCCATCCGCGAGGCCGGAATGATCCCGCTGAAGCGCGACGACTTCAACCGCATCCTCGCGGCCTCGGCATTCATCGGCGCCAACCGCCACCTGTCCAACGCCTTCAAGAACGGCATGCCGGAAGTCTCGGTCTTCTGGGACTGCAACGGCGTGATGATGAAGGCGCGCTTCGACTATCTGAAGCTGAACGCGATCTCGGACCTGAAGTCGATCCGTAACCGGATGGGCAAGGAATTCACCCGGGCCTGCCGGGACGCCATCGCCAGCTACGAATACATCCTGTCGGCCGAGCATTATATGGAAGGCCGGCGCCAGATGGCGAAGCTGATCGCCGACGGCGCGGTCTATGGCGACCACGATGCCGAGCGTCTGGCGCGCGTTGCCGCCAACGAGGTCTTCGCCTTCGTGCTGGTCTTCTGGCAGGCCGAGCAGTCGCCGATCGCGCACGGCTTCAAGCTCTCTCCCGGCAATCCGATGCTCGGCTATGGCCGTCACTGGATCGAGAAGGCCGTCGATACCTATCGGCGCTTCATGGCCGAGTTCGGCCCCGACACCGCCTGGGTGCTCCAGGAACCCCTTGAAGAACTGGACGAGTCCGAAATGGCGGGCTGGTGGCAGCACAAACAGACCACAGGAGCTTGAGGACCATGAACGAGATCGTGACCATCGACGGCGAACTGATCGAGCCGACAACCAGTATGGCGGTGCAGCTGCAGAAGGGAGAGATCGATCAGATGATCTCGACTGCGAAGGCCTATCCGCGGTCCCTGCAGCGCGTGAAGCAGTCCATCCTGTCCATGGCGACCCTCGACGAGGAAAGCGCCGAGGAATGCATGTATGCCCTTCCCCGTGGCGGCAAGCCGATCAAGGGGCCGTCGATCCGCTTTGCCGAGATCCTGAAGCAGTCCTACGGCAACTGCCGGGCCGCCGCCCGCGTCGTGCATGTCGACAAAACCGAAGGGTATGTCGAGGCCGAAGGCGTCTTCCACGATCTGGAGACTAACTCCGCATCGACCTCCCGCGTGCGGCGTCGGATCCTCGACCGGCAGGGCAAGGTCTTCAAGGACGACATGATCATCGTCACCGGCAACGCCGCGTGCTCGATTGCCATGCGCAACGCTATCCTGAACGGCGTGCCTAAGCCGCTCTGGCGGAAGGCCTATGACACCGTGCAGGCGACGATCGCTGGCGATGTCACCACCCTGGTCGAGACCCGCGAGAAGGCGATCAAGGCCATGGCGGCATTCGGCGTGAAGCCGGAGCGCGTGTTCGAAGCCTTGGGCGTAGCTGGCGAGGAAGAGATCGGCGTCGACCACATCGTGACGCTGCGCGGCATGCACTCGGCGCTGAAGAACGGTGAGGCGACCGTCGAGGAAATGTTCGTCGGCACTGCGAAGCCGAAATCCGATCACCAGAAGGTGGAAGACCCGTTGGCGGACGATCCCGCACCGAAGACGCCGAACGCCGCTCCTGATGCAGCCACGGTCGAGGAAACGGCATCGGCGGATGAGAGCGGCGAGGATGGTGCTGCGGCAGGCAGTGAGGAAGCATCCGAGGGAAGCAGCTACGTGCCGACGACCTATACGGACATGGGCACCGATGCTGACGCCGGCCAAGACCCAGAGACCGGCGAAGTCGACCCTGCCGACGAGCGCGAGGAGCCTACCGTCTCCGAAGCCGACCGGAAGCGGATCGCCTCCTACGCCCGCGATCTGTTCACGATCGTCTCGTCCGGTGATGACCAAGGCATTCGGAAGGACCGGCTCGGCAAGTCGCACCAGCGCTGGAAGACGGACATCGAGAAGATGCCCGAGGAAGCGCAGGAGATGGCGAAGCGGGTGTTCGGATCGGCGCAGGCGATCAATCGCGGGGATACCAGCGTCGAGAGCGCGGCCAGCTTCTATGCCGACATGCTCGCGCTGCCGCTGGATACCGTCATGCCGAAGGGAGGCGAGTGATATGGGCGAGCAAATCGACCTTGACGAGATCGACCACGCTGAATGGATCGACTGCGGGCAGTGCGGTGGCGAAGGCGTCATTGAAGGCGACTGCACGTGCTGGGACGATACCTGCTGCTGCCTCGAACCGGAGCCGCCGGTCTGTGACATCTGCAAGGGTGCCGGCGGATGGCGCGCTGCCGAGGGAGGCGAGGCCAATGGCTGACCGGCCGATCTTATTCAGCGGACCGATGGTGCGAGCGATCCTCGACGGGAGGGGGTGGTAATGGCCCGGCTCGTTCGAGAAAGAAACCCGGCATGGAAGGGCGGGCGTCGTCAGCGACGAGATGGGTATTGGCTCATATGGACCGAGGCGGGGGAACGTTTGGAGCACCGCGTCGTCATGGCCTCTGTCCTGGGGCGTGAGCTTCGCGACGATGAGATCGTCCACCATCGCGACGGCGATAAGTCAAATAACGACCCGCGGAACCTTGAGATCATGTCTCAAGCCAAGCACGCGTCCATACACGCCCCGGAGTTGCTGGCCCGCAGAAACGGGCACCGTGGTCAGTTCAATCCGCGTGCAAAGCTCACCGAAGCCGATGTTGCCGTAATCCGATCCAATGACGCTTCGGGGCGCGCTCTCGCGGCAAGGTTCGGCGTCAATCCGTCTACAATCCATCGCATCAGAAACGGGAGCGGCTGGCTATGACCGAACGACCAATACTTTTCAGCGCTCCCATGATCAGGGCGATTTTATCTGGCTCAAAAAGCCAGACGCGACGGGTCTTGCAGAACCAACCAGCGGCAGACTGCGACATGACCAGCGCGGAATGGCGCTTCACGTCCGGCTACAAGACGACGAAGGCGGACCCGCCTTGGATGGAGGCCACCAAGCCGTGGCCGGCCAAAGGCGACGAGATCGGTCGGGAGATCGTCATCGCGCCGCGCCGCGTCCCCTGCCGGCCCGGTGACCGCCTTTACGTCCGCGAGGCATGGCGCACCGTCGATGTCCTTGATCACGTTGCCCCGTCGAAGCTCAAGGATGGCGAAGCGTTCCCGGTCGATTACACGCCGATCCGCTACGAGGCAGATGGCGCCGAGGTGGACTATCACCCGCTGTCCGATCCGCGCTTCGGCAAGCTGCGCCCCGGCATGTTCATGCCGCGCTGGGCATCGCGCCTGACGCTGGCCGTCACCGAAGTCCGCGTGCAGCGGTTGCAGGAGATCACATGGGAAGACGCTGAGGCAGAGGGCGTCTGGTATTCCTCGCAGGAGTACCGCGAGCAAGTCTGCATCTGGCGAGATGCGCCATCCGCACTTCGCCGCTTGCGAGTGGAGCACTTCGCGAAGCTTTGGGACGGGCTCAACGCAGCGCGCGGCTACGGCTGGGACGCAAATCCGTGGGTCGCCGCGATCTGCTTCGAGACGCACCACGCTAACATCGACGCCATGCCGGCGCGGGAGGCTGCATAGATGGCCCGCCGCGAATTCACCAAGCCCGTCAAGCGCGAGGCCTTGAAGCGTTCGGGCCTGCGCTGCGAAGGCATCGGCCAGTGGTACGGCCACCCTGCCGGCCACCGCTGCAATGCGGATCTCGGCAAGGGCGTGGAGTTCGATCACATCGACCTCGACGCGAACAGCCGGGACAACAGCCTGGCGAACTGCGCGGCTGTCTGCATTCCATGCCATCGGTTCAAGACGGCGAAGATCGATCAGCCCAAGGCAGCGAAGACGCTGCGCCAGCAGGACAAGGCGCTTGGCATCCGCAAGCGGCCAACGTTCCCCGGCGGGCGAAACAGCCGGTGGAAGCGCACCGTGTCTGGCGAGGTGATCGACCGCTTCACAGGAGAAGTCCGATGACCGGCCCCGAGATCGACCTCGTCACCCGGCTGCGCAATCTCGCGAACTGGATCCGGCTCATCGCCCGGACGGAGGATCGCAACACCTGTGACGATGCGGCGGCACGCATTGCCGAACTGGAAACCGCGCTTCGCGAGATCGCGGAGAGCGACGACATCGACAACGCGCTCGATCCCGCACGCAACAAGCGCGTGGCGATCCAGGCGCTCGCGGGCAATAATGGGGGCGGTGATGCTTGAACGTCCGATCTCGCTCGATGACGCCGCACGGGCTCTAGGCGTGGACGAGGAGAGCGAGAACCCATCCCGCTATGTCCGCGATCTCATCCGTCGCTACGGTGTCCCCTTCACCCGGGTCGGCCGATCTGTAAAGTTGCGTCCTGATCAGTTGCGCCTTCTTGGCGAGAGAATGGTGGAATGCCCCTCACAATCGAGCCCGACCCGAAATCCGGCATCTACCAAATCCGCGGCACAGTCACTGTCTGGCGAAGTGGTGAGCCTCATAGCGTTGAAGTCCGGCGCTCCGCGAGGACGCGCGACAAAAACGAAGCTGACGGCATCCGCATCGGCATCGAAAGGAAGATCCGCGAGCAAAACGGCTCCGGTCGAGAACCCGCTATCTCGTTCAGCGAGGCGGCGCGGCTCTACGAACTGAAGGGAGGCGAGGCGCGGTTCCTTGCGAAGCCGGTCGCTCACCTCGGGCGGCTTCGGATAGACGATATCGGACAGGCGGAAATCGATGACGCCGCCCTCCGCGCCTACCCAACCGCTGCCACCGCCACCCGCCGCCGGCAGTTCTACGCTCCCGTCCTCGCCGTGCTGCGCTCCAATGGGCAGAACCCATTCGTGAAGCGTCCCGAGGACAGCGCCAAGCGCACATACTTCTTCCTGCCGAAGCAGGCCAACGCGATGGTCGAGACCGTCATGCGCGGCCGCTGGCCGAACCCATGGACCCCTGCCCTCGTCACCTTCCAGTTCGGCCAGGGTGTCCGCGTATCGGAAGCACTGGCGATCGACGGCCGGAACGATGTCTCGCTCGATCACCGCTACGCCATCTTGCGTGATCCGAAGAACGGTCTGCAGCGCACCGTCACGCTCATTCCCCGCGTCGTGGCGGCACTGTCGGCCATCCCGAACATCGGCAGCCCCGGCCCGCTCTTCCTGCGATATGACGGACGCCCGTATGCGCAGCGCGAGAACAGCGGCAACCCGCTTCGGTTCTGGGGCGCCGCCTGCAAGCGCCTTGAGATGGACGAACGCCTGTTCACGCCGCACACCGCCAGGCATTCGTGGGCGACGTGGTTTCATGCCCAGACGCACGACGTGGTGCGCCTCAAGGACGAAGGCGGATGGCAGTCGAACGAGTGGCAGCGCTACGTGAAGTTGGGCACGCCGGAGCTCGGACAGGATGCGTGGAAGCTCGGATGGCGCTTCAAGAACGAACCGGGAAGAGACTCTGCGGATTTCTTGCGGGAACGGGGCTGAAAACCGCGTATGTTCGCGTCTGTTCTCGTCACGAGCCGTCAGATGAGATCGTCCGAAAAGATGCCGGAAACCGCGCAACACCCCTTGAACAATAGGCACCCGGCAGATAGGAACCGTCCCCGGAGAGGTGGCCGAGTGGTCGAAGGCGCTCCCCTGCTAAGGGAAGCCATACGAGCCCGCCACTTTCCGATTTCCCTTTTCCGAACAGCATCTTGCATATAACCCCGTACACCGCGCAATCCGCACTTTGCGGATTTCTTGCGAAACCGGGAGATTGTGATGCCAGATAGCCCATGGTCCGGCGATGCCGTCCAGCCGCACGATGACCCTGCATCACGCTTCGAACTGGAGCATGCCGACACGCGCGAGAAGGCGATTGCCGAGCTCCATCTGATTGCGGAGGTCGCGGATCCGTCAGTCGCCCGCTCCGACAGCGCCCAGGTCATCGACGAATTGCTCCGTGCGATCGGCTATGCTGACGTCGCAGACGCTTGGAATGCCGTGAACAGAGAGTGGGATTGATGCGGACCGCACTCACCATCATCCTGACGATGATGCTCTCGCCTTCCCTCGCCGGCACCATCCCGGTTTGCTCCGGCGGAGATCGGGCGGCGCGCAAGCTCACCTGCATCGTCGACGGCGACACCGGCTGGGAGCGCGGCGTGAAGTGGCGCGCCCTGAACGTTGACACCCCAGAGATCAGCCAGCCAGAATGCGCAGCCGAGAAGCGGCTCGGGCTCCAAGCGCGGGATCGGTTGCGGCAGCTGATGGCCGGCGGGTATCGGATCGAGTGGACCGGCGGGCGCGGACGCTATGGGCGCGAGCTCGCCAACGTCATCCTGTCCGATGGACGGGACGCCGGGCAGGTGCTGATCAAGGAAGGCCTGTCGCAGCCGTGGCCAAATGATGGGAACAGGTGGTGCCGTTGAGACCTGGAACAGCAATCGGATTAGCGACTTTCATGCTCGCTGGCGCCGTCTCGTGGCGGGGGGACGTACAGATCGCAATATTGATCTGTATGCTCGGATGGATCGCCTTCCATCTCCACCGCATAGAGGTAAAGCTGAATCGTCTTCTCGATGAGCGCGGGATCTTTGTTTCGGACCGCGAAGATTGATTCCGCCATGTCGGATGGCCCCCACGATCCACACAAGATCGACACCCTTGGGAAGCTGGCCGAAAACGGCATGGGGCTGGCCTGGTACTGTGGCGCTTGCAATCGAAAGCTAGGCCTTGATCTGGACGAGGCGATCCGCCGCTGGGGCCGCTCGCAGGTTTTCATCAGGTGGTCGCCGCCGGTGAAGTGCTCCGGGTGCGGCAGCCGGGACATCACCATGATCGTGCAGGCGAAGGTGCCGGGGCGGTGAACGCAAAAGCCGCCGCACTACGCTTCAACGAGTGCGACGGCTCAGCCAACGGGTGGTCTTGCAAGATTCATCCAGATGGCACGGACCGACTATACCGCAGAGTTCCGGGCCACGGAACGCAGAAAAGGCCCGGCTACCCTGGGAAGGGCGGCCGGGCCGGTATGCGTGATGTATCCCATGGCGTGGGCGGGCCATGGGATAGTTCATGGGATGCCGCGGGTTGGTCAGCGCCGACGGCTCATCTCGTGGCGAAGCTCCTGCACCTCCTCCTTCAGCGACAGAGTGGCGCGTGACGATTCCCGGATGGCCTCGGTCTGCGCCTTGATCGCGACGCTCTGCTCGGTGATGGCGATCGCCTGTCCGGTGACCTCCCCAGACAACTGCCGCACGGCCGCGCTATCGACGAGCGCGCCGGCCACTTCGACGGTGTGGCCATCGTTCTCCTGCGAACGGGACGGAGCGCGAAGCCCCTTTCGAATTCCGAAGTAGCCCAAGAGGCCGGTGACGAGAATGAGGATGCCGTTGGCCGCCTTCTCGAAGTCGATCACGCTCCAGTCCATGCACTACCCGCCCCGGATGTCTTTGCCGATGTCGGAGCCCGACCGGACGAGGTTCGCAAGCTCCATGGCGCAGAACGTGCCGTAGGCGACGACCGCGGACGGGGCGCCCTGGCCGGTGAGCCATGCGATGAGAAAGCCGAGCGTGAACTGCGACCAGAACACGATGCCGGCGAGCGACGCCCCGAACCGCAGATGCGGCGAGAAGCGGAAGCCCTTGAACGTCCCGTTGATCGTCAGAGCCGCCAGTCGCACCACGCCGCATGCGAGCACGATCAGCCCCCAGGTCGCTTCCTCCGCCCACCGCCCAAGCAGATCAAACGACGGCGACACAGCGAACATATCGGGCGAGGCCTTGAACGCCGCGGCCATGCCGAAGGTCGGCAGCATCATCACCCATTCGGTGAAGCGGATCGGGAAATGGTCCGCGATGCCTCGGTAGACGCGAAAGACGATCATCGCGGCACCCAGAGCGACCACCGAACGCAACCGCGCCCGTCCCGCCAGGAGACTTCCAGCCGCCCATGCCGGTCGAGCCGGATGGCCGGCACGGTGCCCGCTCGGTCGCACTCGAGGTCGGCCAAGCGTAGCGGCTGCCGCGGCGTCGGCGCTGCCGGTACTGGATGACTGGCGAGCGCAAGGATGGCGATGGTCGTTAGTCCCGCCACCATGCCCCAGAACAGCCAGGACAGAACGCTCACGGCGTCACCCTGTCGATCTGCCGCTGGATATGCGGGACGACGAGATCGGCGATCCTGCTGTCCGACAGGCCGAGATGCTTCACCGTGTCGGGCACCGATGCCCTCACATAAGCGATCGCCGCGCCGGTGGCGTCCGAGGTAACAGCCGGCATCGACCGTGCGCCCCCTGCCCGCGCAATGGCCGTCAGCGCAGCGTTCTCGAGCGCCGACTGCAGGAGCTTGGCCCGCGCCTCGTCCTTGATCACGTTGTTCGCTTTCAGCCAGGCGATGGCGGCCGGAATGGCAATCGTCGTCAGGACCGTGGCAAGCAGCGGCAGGACGACGGCGAGCGTGATGTCGATGGCGTTTTCCATAAGGGTTCTCCAGTCAGGGATCAGAGACGGGCGGCCTGGACGTGCATCCAGTCGAAGTCCCGGGCACGGCCGAGCGACAGCCAGCCCGCGTCCTCCCAGCACTTCCAGAAAGGCAGCGCGTCCGCCTGAGAGAGGCGGGGGCGCGGCGCCTTCCATTTCAGCTGATTGCGGATCGGATCGAAGTCGATCGCGATGCCCCACGAGTGCATCGAATAGGCAGACCCGCCGCGCATCCGGCGCACGTTGAGCGAGCCCCCGAACAGGTGGAGGCCGAGGTCTTCGCGCTCGCGGGTGGAGTAGATGCCGGCAAGCCGCTGGAAGACACGCTCGGCCGATTCCGCGACCTTCTCGTGCATGGTGATCCGACGGATGCGGACGCTCTTGTCCCACGCCAGAACCATGTCGAACGGGATCTCGACGCGGGTCTGCCGAGTGCCGACGGCGCCATAGAAGCTCGGAACGTCCCGCTGGCGCGGCCAGCTGTTCTTTACCGCGCCAGGCGCCTCGTCCAGCTCGGTATCGCGATCGGGGAGATCCGCCATCGTCGCGGGCGATACGGCCGATGCAGAAGCCCGGAGCGCCTTGACCACCTTCGGGTCGGCCGTGCCGTCTGCCGTCAGGCCGTGCGCCCGCTCGAATGCCTTGAGTGCGGCCAGCGTGACGGGTCCGATGATGCCGTCGATCGCGCCACACGGAAATCCGTGGGCGGTCAGCCGGCTTTGCAGCCACTGTTCAAAGGTCATGACGATCTCCGTTGCGGACATGAAAAAGCCCGCCGCGGACGAACCGGAACGGGCATCGTTTTGGGTCGGTTGTGATATGATGTGCTGTCGCGGTGCTCGCCCTGCAGGCTGGCCTCCAAGACCGCGACAGGCCCGGCGGCTCTGTTTCCCAAAGACGTGACCGCCGGGCCGCCTTCAATCCGACAACATGAGGCTGCTACCGTCGGTCAGTCGCGGCGCTTTGAGACTCCCCGCGACTAGGCCGGGCAGTCACCTGCCCGCGATGCGATGCTGTCGGGCCGCCTGTGCGATCTGAACTATTCCGGCCAACCCGCCTCGATGTCGATCGCGTCGAGAGCGGCCTGATCCTCGGCTACCGCGATCGCGTCCTTCAGCCCCCAGGCATGCGCCATCACGGCACCACGCCACTGACCCATGGCAACCATCGCTCCGGAGACGACGTTGGCGGATGCCTCGAACGTCTCGTCGTTGGCGTCTCGGATGGCGATCATGATCGAACCTTGCCCTGCAGCGATGGCACTATCGGCAATGCCCTTCAGCCCGAGCCAATTGATGGCGTCTTCCGTCCCGCGCTGGTCTAGCGTCCGAATCCCCGCCGAGCCCCCGAAATTGTGCTGGTAGCCATCGGCGATGATCGCTTCGCGACGGCCGTTCACAGCCGCTAACTTGTTCCAGCGTTTCGCATCAACAGGGCTTGGGTATACCGGCTGCGCGAAAGATCCGTCAGGCTGGCGGGCCGCTCCTTGCCTGGTTCCCTCCGGCACATCCACAATGTTCAGGTCTGGATGCAGTTCAGGGCGATCTGCCCAGATTTCCTTTACGATATCGTTTTCAATCAGGGCGAAGGCCATGTCGATTGCTCCTTACAGCGTGCGAATTATGACGAGGCCTGCCGCACCGATGCCGCCGTTGCCGCCAGGCCCGGTTCCCCCGCCAGCGCCACAGCCGGGAAGCACGCCGTTATCCGCCGCATTGAAACCAGCCCACGAACCGTTGAAGGCAGGTGCGCCCCACCCACCGATGTTATTCGCACCACCGATGTTGAAGACGACGCCACCGCCGCGGCCTTCGTAATTGAACTGCCCTCCAACACCGACGCCACCGGCCGATAGACCATTCGGCCATGTATTGGCGTTCCCGAAAGACCCGCCACCGCCTCCTGTGGCGCTAAGGAGTACGCCGACCGATGATGCTCCGCCCGTACCCGCGCTGACGGAGACAGTGCCACTGACACCGCCTTCACCGACTGTAACGGCGATTTCCTGTCCGGGGACCACATCGAACGTGCCTTGCGAATAGCCGCCCCCGCCACCTCCATAGCCGCCCGAAGAATCGAAGCTATACCCGCCGCCTCCGCCGCCGCCCCAAACCAAGCATTCGATGCGATAGATATCATCGGGCACAGTGTAGGTGTAGATGCCGGGGACCTTGTAGGACGTGACGGCACCAACATTGACCGTTGACGTCAAGAATTCGGCCCACTCCGCGCCGTCGAAGCGCAGCATCACCATTCGCGTGCCGGTCCAGTAATTCGCGACCAGCCCCGTCACTGGATTGGCAAAAACCCATGCCGCGCCGGTCCAAACCGCGATCTCGCCATCGTGGGTAGCAAAGCCACCTGTGCCGGTAGGCAAGACTACGAACCGATCACCGTCATCAGGAGATGCGGGGGGCGCCGACTGCCAGCCGTTGACCGGGATGTCGGCGCGACCATTGCCGAGGGAGAGTGCATTGATCGCCTGCTGCAGATCCTGAAACAGGCGATTGTGCAGTTCGCGAAGACCGGTCGCGCCGCATTCGAAACCCTGATCTTGCTCCGAGACGGTCGGATCGCGCAGATTTTCACTGTTCTCCGCCCATACGGTTGGGAACGGTAGCTCATATGCCATGAGGCACCTCGTCAGTTGGCATGATGTCGGGAGGCGCCGTCAGGCGCAGGCAAAGGGGTCGATGCGTGTCGGGCAGAAGTATCCCGCGTCTTCGCAGTAACCGGCCCAGCCGGTGCCATAGCCGAAGATCAGCCCGCCGCCCTGGTGGATGTAGGTCGTGATACCCGGCGCGAACGGCAGGACGCGGAAAGCCAGAGGGAGCTCGCGCTCCTCGGCGTCCGTCAGGCCGCGACCCGGCGCGACGGCGGCCCTGCCATGCCCCATGCTCACGGCATAGGCTGTTGCACCCCAGATGTGGCGGGCAGCGGTCTGCAGGTCGTCGATGCTGTACCGCTGGAGCGCCTGATATCGGCGCGCCTTGACGTAGCCGCGATAGACATCGTCATCGTTCAGGCAGAGATCGCCGGACCCGGCGGCATAGCAGCCGTCGAAAACCGCATCCTCACAGTAGCCGACGATTGTCAGGTTCGGGTTCGCGGGCTCGCAGGGATAGCCGAACAGCGGCGGGATGACGCAGACGCAGTGGCATCGCGGCCAGCCCATCCGCTCACCGATCAACGTCAACTGGTCGCCGGCCGCGGTGTCGATGTCGAAGAATGACGGGATACTGTCGATCTCGACCGCGACATCGGCGATCTTCCCGACGTCGTACCGGATCACGCCGAGAAGTCGTGGCGATTCCCGGTACTGTGTCAGTATCCTGTCGAGCGCATCCTCGACGAAGGCATCACGGTTCAAGGACATTGATCGTCACGTTCGCCAGGGTGATGAGCGGGATGTCGTCGAAGTCGAAGGCCAGCGGGAGAGATGCGGGCGTCCCGTCGTTCTTGGCGCCCCTCACAGCGACCACCTCGACGTTCGGCTTGGTGCAGAGCGCCTGGGCGATGGTGTGCCGGGTCAAGGTCACGCCGTTGCGCGGCCGGGCGGTGCCCGAAAGGTTCAGCACCAGTTCCTCGGCGATCGCCTGCGTCGGGTCGGGCGGGCATCCGCCGGCATCGGCCCACTTGTAGATATCCACCTCGAGCGTGGTCGGCACCTCCACCGGGCGCTCGATGTAGATGGTTCGGCAGAAGCCATCGATCTCGGTCTCGACGCGGGTATTCCCGAACGAGGTGATCCCCGGCACGATGTATCGCCGGGCGACAAGGGCGATTTCCTCGTCGTCACCGCCGAGGGCGACGACCGCGACCGAGTGTGCATCGAGCCCGTTGTCGTCCGTCGTCGTGCCGTCGTTCGCATAGACCTTCGCCCATGTGACGCTGGTCACACCGATGATGGCGCGGTAGAAGTCCGCGTCTCGGGTGTTGGCTACGCCGGCATTGGTGATGGCCTTCGCCAGGTCGGCGTCGGTCTCGCCAGGCTGGCGAGTGATCAGGCGGAGTGCTGCAAGGCGTTCGAGAGAAATGCCCTCGGACTGGTTCGGGTCGTAGGACTGGTAGGCCGCGAGCGCGACCTCCCACAGCACCCGTTCCCGTTCGGCCCGAAGCGCGTTCATCTGTCCGAACTTCGTCTGTGACGTCTGGATCAGCCCGGGCCCGAAGATGGAGACGTTCTGCTGCTCGATGTCGTTGAGGATTTCCGCCAGCGTCGGGAGGATGAAGCCGGTCGGCTGAACGCCTACTGCCATTAGAGGGTCGCCTCTTCATCGTATTCGGTCGCGAGCGTGGCGCGGGTGACGTTGATCCCCCGGAGCGTGCGGTTGAACGAGAGCGAGAACGCCTCGATGCCGGTCACGCCGTCGGTTTCGATCAGCTCTTTCTTGATCACGCTTTCGGACAACGCAGCATCGAACTGCCGGCCCATGATCTGATCGAGCCATGGCACGCCGCATGTCGTGTCGAGGAACCACTCGCCCTGGAACGTCATCACCCGCTGCCGGGCGTGCTGGCCGACCGCTTCGGCGTCATAGACGAATTCGAGATCGCCCTCCGGGGTCAGCGCGAGATCATGGATGCCGTCGGCGTTCGGGCGAGAAGCTGGGGCGAGACGGGTGACAGTCATAGCGCCATCGCCCTCACCTTTGCCGCCAGATCCATCAGTGCCGCGCGGTTCTGCAGCGCGTGGCCGGTGCCGGCCGACGAGCCGTAGGCAATCGCCAGTTGATCCGAAGCGACGAGCTCCATGAACGTCGCCAGGATGTCGTAGAGGTTGCCCTCGCTGCCTTCGATCTTGAACTTGCCGTCGGCCGAGCCGCGAAGCCCGAACGACCCATCCTCGCTGAACCGGATGTGGGTGTTCGCGGGATCGAAGTTCTGGATCGGGCTCGACAGGCTGTCACCGCCGACCACCGTCGCCGTCATGTCGGACAGGTTGAACGACCGCTCGGATGCCGCATCGTAGGGGCCGCCGTCGAGGTCATATCCCGTGCTGTCGCGCATCTTCGGGGTGAGCCGGACACGGTCGCCGACCTTCACAGGATGCGTGATGGCGCCGTTGCCGGCCCGCGGGAACTCGATCGGGACTTCCTGCAGCTCTGCCACCTGCGTCGGCACGCCGGCCAGGTTCTTCTTGTAGAAGGGCCGCACAGTGGCGGTCTGCTTGGCCGGGTCGAACGCGACAATCTCGCCATCCATCGGGCCCCACTGGTCCTCGCGCTCGTTCCTGATGCGCGTGTCGATCAGATCTTCCAACAGGGTGTTGGTCTTGCCGATATAGCCGTGGCCGCTCATCGCTTCAGCTTCTCCTTCGCCACGCCCTCGTCGACCTTGCCGCCGGCCACCCGCTCGCCGTGGATCGACACCTTGAAGTCGCCGTTCCGGTTGTTGCCCTGGAAGTCGCAGGAGCCGACGCGGTACATCCCGCCTTCGGCATTCATCTCCAGCGTCTCGCTCTCGATCTGTACCCGGCGGCCGGGCCTGATCTGCGGGTTGAGGAAGGCGTCGGCCTTCACGCCGTTGTCGGTGATGGACGGCACGCCGATGAGGCCTGTCATGGGCGTCAGGAGCGTGATGCCGCCGAGGAACCCATCACCGGGCACGACTTCGAAAGTTTCGTTTTGCACGGACCAGTGCAGCTTGTTGCTGCGGCCGATCCGGTCCATCTCTCGCGAGCAATCCCCGCAGGCCGAATAGGGCCGCTTGAACGCAGGGAGATCGTCCAGCCCCTTCACCTCGCCGCGGGCGATGCCTTCCTTTTCGAACTGCGCCTGCATCTCGTCCACGACCTCGCCGACCTTTGTCCCGGCCGGGAAGGTCTTGTTGATCGTTGCCCGGCGGATCGCCGCGTCACCATCGCCGCACTGAACGGTGCTGATGATGTCGTCGCCGTCGCGTTTGTGCTCGACGTCCCGAAGGTTGCCCGCGAAGATCACGCCGACGTTCGATCCACCCTCGGGCGGGATATATCCGGCCTCAAGGACGATCCCGTCGAATTCCTTGCCCATCGCGTTCCGGGTGCCCTCGGCGAGGTTCCAGATATCGATCAGCGCGGTATTGGCCGTCGAGGACAGGCTCTTGGAGATGGCGAACTGGACCTGGATTTGCTCGTCCGTCTCGTCGCCCGGGTTGATCGTGTAGACGACCTTGCCGTTCTTGCGGAGATAGACCCGCGCCTTCCTGAGATAGAACTGGGACATCAGCCCCTCGCCGCGATGGCCGTTGCAATGTCCGCGTCGGTGAAGTGATAGAGCCGCACGACGCCGTTCGGCAGTTCGTCGCGACCGGGCACCGCCGCACCACCTTCCTGCGCCGTGGCGGCCACCAGATGCCCGAGGCCGAAGTTGAATGCCGCCAGGAGATCGACGCCCAGCACGATCCGGCGCCCGTGCAGGACCGGTTCGTCATCAAGGGACAGATCCAGCGACCACCGATCCGAGAACGGCGCATAGCGCAGCCGGAACGTCGCCCGACGGTTCAAGAGCACGACGGAGAACTCCTGATCCGCCGCGTCGATCACGGGAAGCTCGATCATGGTCTATGGCCCAAACAGATCGTAAGCGATGGATGAGCCCCGGCCGCTGTCAGCCGAAACCGGAGTGGTGCGCGCATCGCCGCGGTTGACCGTGCCCGATGCCCGATCGACCGTTGCCGGCCCGGATGCTCGGGAAGCCGCAGGCGTGGCCGCACGGCGCGATTTCGCCCAGCCGGGGTTCTTGCCCCCACCGGATGACGCTTCGCTTCCCCTGCGCCCGCTCTCGCCACTGGCGGATGCATCGCCGGGCACGGAAGCCGACGAGACGATCAGCACCTTCTGGAACTCGACCTTGCCGCGGAACACCCGGCTGAACTGCGATGTCCGCTCCGGGGCAATGCGCTTGATCAAGAGATCGGTGTGCACGTCGAAGCCGGAGACGACGGTGAACGGGATGCGCTCGGCTTGCCACGCCTTCAGCGCCTGCCAGGTCACCGCCGCGTTGTCCGTCACGACGTTCCATGCCAGCCGCTCGGGCTCCATGTGCGCGTGGTCTGTGGCGACGGCACCGTTTTCGAGCGGGATCTCCGTAATGGACAGCACGCTTTCCGGCTGCTCGGATTCCACGACGGCAATCGGCACCGGCCCGATGGCTCGGGAGAAGAGGATCGCGCTCATGAACGGTCCTGCTCAAGGTTGGGGCGATACAGCTCTGGCATGTGAAGGAGGCCCGCCATGTCGGAGCAAAGCCAAATGGATGCGATCATCGACATCCTTGATCAGCAACAGCGCCAGATTTCAGTTCTCGCGAAACGCTGCGACCGGTTCGAAGCGCATGGGATGGCTATCGCACTGGTGTTCCAAGCGCTGTCTGGCGCTCTTCAGGTTCGCGGTGCCATCTCGCGAGATGAGCTTGTAGTTTTGATGCAGACATTGATCGAACGCACCGAGCGCATCGGGGGAAAGCCGCCAGAAGCGATCGAATATCTTCGGGCAATTCAGAAGGGACTGATGCTGGATCAATCACCGGGTACAACGAACTAGCCTCGGCCCAGAGAAGCCGCACCCAATTCCCATCGGCCATTTTCTCTCCTATGGTGCGGCTGCCGATTGTGCGACCTGAGGACGGGATTGCACTGCCGCCTGCCCGATTGCCGCCGATGTTGCCCTAGCTGCCGCTGCCGGGGCCTGACTGGCCTGCTGCACCGTCTGGTTGACCGTCGAGTTCACCGTCACCGGGAACTGGCGGTTGTCCTGACGTGCATCAGTGATGGTCGCATCCACGGGGGCTCGGCCTGCCATTTCGGCTAGGTTGGAATTCATGCCTTCAAGCCGTGCCCGGATAGCATCAAGGCCTGCAGTCGTGCTCGCGCTCTCACTGAAACCGCCGCCGCTCCAACCGCTCCCGGTTTCGGCTGGCAGTGCGGGGGGGGGCGGCGCCGGCTGGCTCGCACCTGCGGCAGGCGCCGGGGGTGAAGCGACCGTCGCGGCAGGCGGCGCTGAGGCTGGTATTCCTGAATCAGCGGAGCCGCCTTGTCGCTTCAGTCGCTCGGCCTCGATCTGCTGGACAGCGATATCGTAGGCGTCATCGAATTCGCGAGGCGCCATGTAGGAATACAAATCCCCGTGGCCTCGCTCCTTGCGGATTTGGGCGACGCGCTCGCCGATGTTGAACATCTCCGTGCCGGCGTCGAGCACGCCGCTGACTGGATCGGCCAGCGCGCCGCCGACCGCCTTCATGAAATTGTCCCATGAAGACGAAAGCTGGTCGATCTCGGTCTGTGTGTCCCCCAGCACGCGGTTCAGGTCGTTCATGACCGAGCCGTCGACCTCGGAACTGTTCACCGTGTCGATGAACTTCTTGTAGCTATCGGCCGAGGTCATCAGCGACTGCATGCCAAGCCGGAATTCCTGATCGGTGAACAGGAGCGGCAGCTTCGTCAGATCGCCCTTGATTGTTTCGTTGGAGATGCGAACGAACGCATCCACCATGCCTTCGCCAGCATCGCGTGCGGCCTCGAGCTCCGCGCGCAGGTCGACACCGAACTTGCCGAACTTCGTCGCGGTTTCCTCGGTGAACATCTTGCCGAAGACGTTCTGCAACTGCGTCGCCGCGCCACTCGCCGATCCGGTATCTTCGCGCACCGTCTGCAGCAGGGCGATGAGGGTCTTCAACCCTTCCTCGCCAGTGTAGCCTAGAGACGAGAAGGAGTTCGCCAGTTCGGGGATGAACTGTGCCATGTCCCGAAGTTCGAACTGCCCGGCCTTGCCGCCCGCGACCATGATGTCGAAGGCCTTCTGCAACTCGGAAGACTGGAGCCCGAGCGCGCTGGCAGCTTTCTGCGCAGTGTTAGCGATGTCCGTCGTCGCCGCGCCGGATGCTTGCGCCGTCGCCATGACAGATGGCAGGAACGCCATAGCCTGTTCAAGGGACATGCCCGACGCGACTAGCGTGTCGAGGCCCGCAATGGCCTGATCAAGCGGCAGGGCAACATCGAACGCAAGGTTGCGAATGACCTCGCCGGCCTTCGCGGTCTCCTCGGCCGTTGATCCCGCCGTGATCCCGATCCGGGTCATCTCGCGTTCGAACCCGGCGAAGTTCCGGAATCCTGCCGTTCCTAGCGCAATGGCAGCCGTGGTAGCAGCACCGACCGCTACGCCCAATCCCCTCATGCGATCGGTCGAGCCCTTGGCCCGCTTCTCGGTCTTATCGAGCTCGTCGTTGAACTTCTCGACCGGCGCGGTGCTGCCGAGCTTGAAGCCGAGCAGTGCGATCAATTCCTCAGCGATTGCCACGTTTCGACCTCGCCTGCTGAGATGCTCGCTGCTGTTGCGCGACCCGCAGGTCCAGCGCTTCGTGCATGTCGAGAAGCTGTTTCAAGGTGATGCGCTCGCAATCCAGGAAGGTGCAGAGCGGCGGGTCGGCGAGTGCCGGCCGGTAGACGAAATAGTTCAGGTTCGGCGCGACCTGCTTTACTTCCCGCTCGCTAAGGCCGATCGCAGACCGCTCAAAAGTCCACCGCCCACGCTCTCGGTAAAAAAATCGGCGTAGTTCACCTCCAGCACGAATTTGGCGACGGGAAAGATCGCAGCCAGGTTGCCGGAGAACTCCTCGTCGAGATTGACCGGTGCATAGCCCGACGGACGCTTGACCGACGCGCATGTCACGATGCGATCAATGAGGCCCTTGATTTCCGTCGACCCTGTGCCGCGGAGGATGTCGCCGAGGCCGGCCAGCGCCGCGACTTCGGCCATGACGTCAGGGGCGCCCGTCTCGCGGTTCGCAATCGCCATGAGGATGGCCGGCACCCGCCCGGTCGCCTGGGTCGCCACGCGCATCAGATCCGCGTAGAGTTCGATCGCCTCTCCTGCCGGGAGGGGCTCGACCTTGTATAGCTCACTGCCGATCCTGCGTTCCGCCATGGGAGAATGAACCTTGCTCAGAGCCGCTATCGTTGCAGCATCATTGTTGGGAACAGCACCTGCGATGGCGCAATCAGTGGAGTTTTCCAACGCCTTGCCCTTCGAGATCGGGAAAGCGACGATGGAAGAGGTCGTGACAGCCGGCGTGCCCTACACAGTCATCACTGTTGAGCTTCGGAACGGCTCGACACACACTCGGTCGGTCGACATCCACTGCGAGGCAGAGAACGCCGAGGGTATGACTTGGGACGTGACGGGATCGGTATCTCAGCTGAGCGCAGGCGAGGTCCGAAGCGCGAGGCTGGTGAAGGAAACAGAAAGCCCCCTGGTCAACCCTACGTCTGCCCGGTGTGTCGTCATGGGATTTGAGGGCGCAACGCCGCTTTAATGAAAAAGCCCGCGCGAGGCAGGCGTCGGTTCTGCTCAAGGTTGATGGGATAGCGTTCGGCGACTGAAATGGGAGCCGAGAGATGCCCGACGTAAGGACGACGTTTAACTCAAGGGACGGCTTACTCAGGATTGAGGTGGAGGATGACGAGGGCCACAAAGTGGGCATCCCCCTCTCCGCAGAGACTGCAGCGCGTCTGATTGGAAACCTGCTGGGTATGTTGCCGTTATGCGAGCCGACCGGACGGGAGGACACGATGATCCTTGGCGATCTTCAGTCTCCGACTGTTCGGACAGGGACCACGCATGAAGGCGAGTTTTTGCTCGACGTGTATCTGTCATCTGACGTCGCACTCCGGTTTACGCTTGAGGACGGACAATGGGCCGGCGTCTGCCGCGAAGTCTTCGACATGATCAAAACGAAGGCCGAAGGACGGGGCGACAATCCGGTCCAATGAAAAGGCCGCCCCGAAGGACGGCCCGATCTTTTTACTTCAAACCGGCCGCGACGCGACACGCCTCTGCGCGCCATGCCGAACCCCGCCTAGCCTGCCATACCAAGCGTTGCCAAACCGCGCCCCGCCGTGCCTAGCCTGCGTTACCAGACCGAGACCCGCCTCGACGTACCGGGACTCACCATCCCCCGCCTAGCCTGCCCTGCCGTGATCCTCGCCAGCCGATCGGGCGATCAGCTCCGCGCCATTCTCAAGCAGCAATATCGTGCTGTTTCGCTGCCTGTTCGAGAAGCGTCTTGAGCCTCTCCAAGTTTCTCATCGACCCGCCGGCAAATTCCACCGCCGAACCGTATCGCCGAAGCCATGTTTCCATGGCCTGTGCCGCCTGCCGACAATGCTCGGCCATATGGCTCGGGTCATTGGCATCGAACAGTTTGTATCCGCCACCGTCGCGGCGGGTGGCAATCGGCGAGATCACGAGTGGTGTTTCCGTTTGACGAATCCGAACCGGCTTCGTCTGCCCCACTTCTTCGACCTGGAACGTGACCCGAAGCCCTTTGGCAAACTCACGAGCCTGCCAAAGCTTATGCTCGAATGCGGCCTTGTCGGCGTCCCACTCGAACCACCCGTGCGCAGGGTGCAAAGGCCCGACCCGCTCGACTTCCTCAAGGAATATCCGAGGGTTGTAGTTACCGTTGTGGCGGACGGCGAACTCCTGAATAATTTCTTGCCGCCGCTCTTTGGTGAAGTTCGCCATTATGCAGCCCTCCGCTTCGTCTCGGCAGCGTAGAACTCCATCAACTCTGCGGTGTCGCTCCCGGCAAAATCGGGATCAGCGAGAGCGGCTTCCTGCGCATCGCGAGCGTGGTACTCGACAAGCTCATTCCACTCGTCATCGTCCTCGCCTTCGCCAATGACGCGAAACAGCCCGTAGCCGCCCTTGCCCTTTTCCTGTCGAAAGTCGCCGACGCCGACCAGCACTCCTGCATTACAGAGCAGCGTCACAACCGAGGTCATGGAAAGCTGCGGCATGATGAACTGGACGTTCAGTTCGGCACCCCACTTCGGAAGGAAGCAGCGAGACCGTACGTCCGGGGTCCGCGCCATGTCGGCGGAGCGAACCACGTCCATCCGCAAGTGAGGCGTCCCGTAGAGCGCGACCCTGTCGCCGGGCAGGAAAAGAAGGCGTTGCGCCGAGGTCTTTGTCATCCCCGGCGTTTCCAGCGCCGCCGTTGCCATGGCCGCTTTTACAGCGACGACCTGGAGCCCGAGAGCGGTCGGACCATCATCCATGATCTCGGCGCTATCCCGAAACTCTTGGAGCGGATGGTGCTTGATCTCGACGCGCTCGGCACGGGTCTTTTTCTTCGTCCCGACGAGCAGACCCTGCTTGACCTTGGCGCTCATTCGGTTCTGGAACATCGGCTGTGTACCAACGATCCTGAGCTTAACTGACCCACGCCGCAAAGGCTGGATGGTGATGTCTGCGGTTTCTTTTTTGGCGGTTGCCATTTGATTTATCTCCATTGGCGCCCGGCCCGCCAAGCCCGGAAACGCACAGGGGTTCGCTTTCGCGAACACCGGGGCCAATGAAGCTGGTGTTCGCGTCTCATCCCCATGGCGGCGGGGAATTCAAATCTTGATTTTGGTGTTAAGCGGCGCGTCTCGTGTTTCTGGCGGCCTCGTCGGCCTTCCGCTTCCGCCCGATCATCCACTCCATGACCTCGGCGATGTCGGAGCCGCAATCCAGCATCTCGTAGGACGAGACAATGCGGATGGCCTCCTCGTCCTCGTCTGGATTGCCGGTCGGCTCGCGGTGCTTCATTTCGAGGATGAACATCTCGCGCAGCCCGCCGAGCCGGTCCATTTCCTTGGCTATCCACTTTCCGCCGACGCTATTGGCGTCGCACCTCGGCTGATTGTAGACGCCGCAGAGACCGTCGATCCCGGCGGACAGAGCCGCGATCACGACCTCCAACTCAATCCCCGCCATGTGCGGGAGGCGCATCGCCTCGGTCGGAAACGACTGCGCCAGTCGGGCCTTCCTCTCCATGTCCGCCATCACGCTGCCTCCAGCACGCGAACGGCGCCACCGGACAGAACCGGCTTGGGCTTGTCGGCGATAACCAGGGCGGACGACGCATCGCCTTCAATGCGGGCAAAGGCGCTTGCCACGAACGGGTCGCGGGCAATGCGGGAAAGCTGTATGGTGCGGGTAGCCATTCGATGATCCTCCTGAGATCGTCGTTTCGGTCAGGGCCGGTGTGGAAGTTGCTGCTTCCCATCGGCCTGATTTTTATATATAGGTAATTTCAGGAGGCGTCAATTACCCATATGCGAAATTCACCCCCTCGCCCTCGCGGGCGACCAGAGACCGTGCCGCATAAGAAGCTCATCGCGTTTGACGATGAGACCTTAACGGCTGTCGATGCGTTCACCGCCGATCAAGGTGACAAGCCCAATCGATCCGAAGCGATCCGGCGCCTTTTGCGGGATGCCCTGATCAGCCTTGGCTATCTCAAGAACAGTTGAGCACTATTCGAACCGGACCTCGTTCCACTGCCAGCGACCAGCGAAAATCTGCCATTCTCGCTCAGTGGCATTGACGCCCGAGGACATCGTCGGCGCTTCCATGATGATGCACTCGGCCGCCGAGCCGCCTTCGTTGCTTTCGGTGTCGCGGACGGAGACCGGGAACTTGCGGACCGATCCTGCCGTCATCGAACGCTCGACCGCCCGCAGGTAGGAGTGCGCTGCGGAGGTGTGCTGCAGCTTGAGCGTGATGATCGCGCTCTCGTCCGCAGAGGTAGAGAAGATCGTCCGTCCGTCGGCGCCGACCATCGGCGTGCCGCGGCTAGCGTTGCGTGCGACCGAGACCGCGTCGTCGCCTTCCCAGAGCCCGCGAACATCGCGACCATCGAGGGAGACCTGCACGTTCTTCGCACTGTAGGTGGTGATATCAGCCATTTTTCAGCCCTCAGGAAAGAACGGTGTATGCGGCCTGGGCAAAATGCACGGCGCCGGCATAGCGGAAGGACACCCGGATGGGCGGCGAGATGCGGGCGTTGCGCTGCGACGCCGGAACCGATCGGGCGCGCGGGATGACCATCTCGTAGGCAGGCGAAACCAGCCCCGTCACATCGTCGATGTCGGCCGCAATGGCACCCGCATCGATCGCGCTGTTCATGACCAACTCGACCGCAGATCCAAGGAGCGCCATGCCACGGTCATCGAAGGCCACGCGCTTGTTGTTCAGCATGATGTTGAACAGTTCCTCCTCGGTGCGGGCCTTGAGCCAGTCGCCGAAGTGGATTTCATCGACGAAATCGTTCTGCGACATGACCGAGCCGAACTGGACGTGGTTCTGCCCGCCGATGTCGACGTAGACCGATGCGAGATGGCCGACGCTTTTGTCCTGGCCGAGGCCGGGGACGAAGCCCGTAACCGCCTGCAGTTCGCCGCCGGTGATGTTGGTTCGGGTGATGCCCCGAAGCTGCTTGAAAGCCGGCGTGTAGGCGCTCTCCGCCTCATCCAGCACGAAGGAACTCAGCAGAGCCGCCAGAGCGACCGACGGGTATTCGGCCTCTACCTCGTGGTAGAAGATCGCGGTGCGCTCGTATTCCGAAACCTTCAGCCGGGCCGCGATGTTGGTCGTGTCCGTCGGGCTCTTCATCAACACGTCGTTGCTGTCGATGATGGCGATGACGGTATGGGCCTCGGCCCAGGCCGCAATGGCATCGGTGATGCTGGCGGTGTCCCGTAGATCGTCCTCGACCAGAAGGAAGTACCATTCGGCGTCGGCATCACGGATCGCGTCGAGTTCGTCGGCGAGCAACGCGGCCTTGGCCGGGGCATCGGCACCGGCCGCCACAGCTGTGGCGTCGTAGTAGCCGACCTTGAAGGCTGCAGGGCGCGGGTTCTGGCCGAACGCGGTCTGGCCGGCCACATAGGCGGCATCGGCCGCATCGAAGTCGGCCGCGACCTCTTCCATGGTCGTGTAGAGCTTCGTCCTGTTGTCCTCATCGACCGCGCCGGTCACCTCGACCGACTGCAGGAACATCGGCGTTCCGAAGCCACGGCGGGCCACGAAATTGTCCGTGCGCGTGACAGAGACGTCGACAACGCGGCTGTAGGGAATGACCGCCACGGGCGACCTCCTTCAATTGGCCCATCTCAGGGGCTGGCTTGGGAAAGGGACTGCTTAGAGTCGGGCGAAGTCCGGCTGCTGCTCTTCGATCACACTGATGACGAGCCCATCGCGAACCACGCCGCGGACTTCGACGGTCATGTTCGCCCGGTTCTGGAATTCGGCGTTTAGGATCTCGGTGGCGTCAGCGATCCGCGAGACTTCGGCCAATTGGAGCGGCAGCAGGCCTTCCATCGCGGTCTGCACCTGCGCCGCAGTCTTGATCTTGCGCAAGATCGTCTTGCCCGCGCCGCCGTACACGTCGAGTTGGAACCGCCAGTACCAGTCCTGCACTGGCACTTGGCGGATCACCCCGGAGGCGTCGGTATAGTCGACATCGCGAGGATGATCGTTTAGCGCATCGTCCATTGCCAGATTGATGACGCCGTAGGGCTCTGCCGGCTCGGGGCCGCCCTGGTAGCTGTCGATCCACAGAATGCCTGTGGTGGTCGCAATCCAGTTCCGGGTGGCGTCCAGCACCTCGCCCTCGGTCATGACAAAGCGCCGAGAATGGCGCTGCTGTAGCCGCCCATCTTCTGCCAGTCGTCTCCAGAGAGGACGCGATAACGATCGTCTCCATCAATGATCCGGTCGTCAGGTTTGATCGGATATGATGTCCAGATGATCGCCTTTGCCTCGTTTCTGGTGCCCTCTGGCAGATCCCTGAATTCTTCTCGCGAGATCAGCGACATCGGCTGGATCGACGCAGCGATTTCAGTCGTGGTCGTCGCTCCCGGAACCCACTTGCCGTTCACATAGGCGCCTTCCGCATCCCGCTCGTGCGTGACGACGTCGGTCGTGTCGCTGTCGAATGCGTCGCTCATGTCCAGCATCAGTTTTCCACGCTGTAGGTGATCGCCTTCCTCATCCCGCCGATGTTCACCAGCGGATTCGCGAAGCCCTTGAGCTTGATCGTCAGAGGGCTGTTCGGCGGGCTTTGAAGATTGGTGATCTCTTCTTGGGTATGGCCTTGCGCGAGCACCCCAAGGCGCTGGAGAATAGTGAGCGGCGAGGCAGATTGTGTGAAGATCGAATGCGCGCCGCTACTCATCATGTTCTGGTATTTCTTGCGGTTCGCCCGCATGGCGTTGGCGAGGAAGGGGCGCGCTGGGATAGGCCCGCCCCAGCCGCCGCCGGAACGGCCGCCTCTCGTACCGTAGTGGTTCCAGATGCCTTTTTTGATCTCTTCGCCATCGGTTTTGCCGGCGACCAGGCCGACCTTGACTTGCGTCGGCCCGCCTTTGAGCTTCTTGGCTATGTCGCCGACGTTGATCCGGGTTGATCGGGTAATGCTGCCGGTGAACATCAGGCGACCATCGGCCCGCCGAAATTGGCTCTCCGCAGCGCCAGGAAACGCTTGCCGTATTCGGTGGCGGAAAGGCCCGCCGAGTCGCCCAACGCGCTTCCTGCCCCCGCTCCTGCTCCGGCGTATGTGACGGAAACCTCGCCGATCGTCTTGCTCTTGATTGGGCCGGTGCTGGTCATGGTTGACTTCTTGCCTGCCGCCCGCTCGACTGCGCCCTCGGTGACCAGCATATGCGCAGTCAGGAGCATGATGGCGATGGGATAGTCCCGCTCGATCCAGCTTTCGTTCACCACCCCGGCCGCTTCGGTCAGGACGAGACCGATCAGCGCGTCATCCACCGGATCGAATTCCGGATAGCGGGTGACGAACTGTTCGGTGGTCGGCACAGTGTAGGCCATCGGTCAGTCCTCGGCCGAGACGATCAGATCGAAGATCTCGACCTTCGTGGCGCGATCATCGATCGAAAGCCCCTTGGCCTTGCCGTATTCGACAAGCTCGGCCTTGGTCATGTCCTCGATCGGCTTGTTGGCCGGCAGGACGGAGGGATCGTTGACGACTTCCGGCGCCTGGGGCTTGGGAGTGTCGCCGGCTTCGGTCAGAAGGCCGAGCTTCACCCATGTCGCGACGGGCTGGCCGCGCTTGATCATCTCCCACCGCGGCACCGCCGCAGTCTTGCCGGGCGCGATCGAGACCGTGCCGACGGTCAGAGCGGTGTCGTGGTGGTTGGTGATGTTCACGGCGGTCATGGTCAGGCTTCCATTTCGGAGACGGCAGCGGCCTTGTCGGCGTCCGACAGCGCGTTGAAGGCTTTCGCCTCCTCTTCGCGCATGGACTTGCCGATGGCGTTGCCGTTCGCGTCGTGGATCTTGAACCAACCGGGCGAGGTCTCGCGGGCTTCGTAGGCGCCGACTTCGGTCTTCGCAGGCTCGTCCGCCTCACCTCCGACCGGCGTGATAACGACGCCCTCAAGCGCCTGCAGGGAGATGAATTCGTCCGTCAGGCCACCTTTCACGTCGATGGTGCCTTCCGACTTCGGCCCGACCTCCTCAAGGCCGCCATGCACCTTGAAGGCCTTGGCGCGATGGGTCGGGTTCTTGATGTGATATTCCATCGCTCAAGCCTCCGGTTTGAGGTGGAGCGGGGCCGAAGCCCCGCCCTGCTGATTAGGCAGTCGCCTTGCGGAGGACTTCCGGGCGCTGGCAGAAGTAGAGCGGATAGGAATAGACCTCGCCGCGGGTCCAGAAGTTGCGATCCATGTCGCGAATGTTCATCGCGTAGGTGTCGCGGCCCGCCGTGTTGGCGTACTCGATGCTCTCCAGCGGCCCCATCGCCTTCTTGAAGATGCCCGTGGCACCGACCGGGAAGAACTTCGCCTCGTCGGTCGGAACCGCGACGGTCGAATTGTCATCCGTGCCGCGGTAGTTGTGCCAGGTGATCCCGCCGAAGGTGAAGGCGCCGAAGGCCTTGTTCTGCGTCAGGTCGGATGCGGCGTTCCAGTTCAGATAGGCCTTCTCGACGTTCGGATGCGAGATCAGGGCGTCGTAGAACTCGTCGCCGGCCAGTGCGTGAACCGTGGTGCCCGGCGTCATGGCACCACGCGCCGCACGGGTCATGGCACGGATGACTTCGGCGCACTTGCCGCGGACATCAGTGGTCGCCGTAGCGAGCGCGAAGGAGATCGCAGTCGCTTCCGTCTCGCCGAACTCGGTGAAGTAGTTGTAGATCACCGTCGTTCCGTCCGAATCCAGAAGCTTGCCCTGGAGCGCGCCGAGGCGGTGGTGCTCGTGGGTCAGCTCCATGTCCTGACGGATACGCTGCATCCGGCGCAGGTATTCGGCCTGCACCTGCATGGATTCGCTTTCGGAGCCGAAGGCGCGGATGCCCTGGACTTCCGTGGCGTAGAGCGTGAAGCCCTTCACGAGGCGCGTGGTGCGCAGCGGAACGGCCGTGCGGGTATCCTTGACCAGTTCGGCAGGCGGAGCGCCCATCGGGGAGGTCGGGATCAGGACCGTTTCACCGTCGCGACGATCGACCCAGAGGTCGTGCGTGCGAACCGGCATCGCCTCGAAGAGATTGAGGCTGCCGAGCAGCGACGGAACATAGTCCATCTTGTCGACTGCGCCGCTCAGCGAAGTGGTGCTGAACGCGGAGCCGTTGAAAATGTTCATGTTGGCCATTTCAGCGGCTCCTTATCGAACGATGATGCCGAGCGCGGCCAGCGCGGCGTTGGCAGTCGCCTTCGCAGCATCGTTCGCACCGGACTGGTAGATGAGGTGGGCGCCGACGACCTCGGCATCCCGCGTGACCACGGTGCGCGTCACCGTGCCGATCGCGCCTTCGTAGAGGACACCGGCGATGGTCTGGGCACCGGTCGCTGCGCCGGGATCGTAGGCAACGAAATTGCCGTCGGCCGTGAGCTTGCCGAGGATGGTGCCAGCGGCAAGGCCGGGCGTGGTGCCGCCGACCACGGTCACTTCATCGCGCGAGCGATACATGCCGTTGGCCTCGGAGACGAGGAAGCCCGCGGTGCGGACGCCTTCGGTGAGAATAGCCATCGATCAGGCCTCCTTCTTCATCTTGACGCCGGCAGCGGCGAACACGCTGTCGCTCCACCCGTCGTTCATGGGTGCGGGCCGACCGTCGGCGAGCGCGGCGGCCACCGGATCACCGCCCTTCTTGGCGTCCTCGGCGAGGATGTCGAAGCGAGCATCGACGTAGGCAGCCGACTTGCCCTCGACCGCTGCATCGCCGAGCTTGGCGACCACGACGGCCTTGCGGATGTCGGCATCGGACACGCCGGTCGTCTTCACGTCCTTGGCAATGGCGCCTGCGAGCGCGACGAGATCGCCGCGGTCCTGGACGCGCTTGTCGAGATCGGCGTCGGACAGGATCTTGCCCTTCGCGTCGTCGAGTTCCGCGTCCTTCTTGGCGATCTCCGCATCCTTGTCGGCCAGCGCCTTGGCGTGGGCCTTCTCGGCATCGGAAAGCTTGGTGGTGGTGTCGCCGAGCCGCTGCTGCAGCGTGGCGATAACCGTGGCTCCCTGATCGGTCACTTCGATCGGGATGCCATCGACGGTAACCGTCTTCAGGGCCATGGGAGGTTCCTTGTCCTCTACAGTGAGCGGGGCGATGCCCCAGTGGACCGCACCGTCACCGATGCGGCATTCCGATCCGGCTCGCCCGCGCTGGACGATCGCCAGGTGGTTGGCCCGGATGTTCTTCTGGATGGCGTCGTAGGCCTCGCCTTCGGGCGTGACGCCGTCCTCGAATGAGAGCTCGCAGGAGTAGCCGGCGGAGAGCTCGCGCTTGCCAGACTGGATCGTCTTGACCGCCGCGGCGTCCTTCACGATGAGCGGGATGCGCAGGCGCTGGCCGTCACGCAGGACCTCGTCGCCGGTCTCGCCCTTCGCCAGCGATGCCCAGTTGTCGGCTGTCACGGCTTCGGCCGGGTGATCGTCGGTGATCGGGATGTGCGAGAACGACGCCAGGCTGTCGCGATGGAAGACCTCTGCCTCCGGCCGGTAGACCCGGACCATCTGCATCTCGGGCTTGCCGACCTCGATGCCGGCGTAGATCTGGATTCCGGTCCGCACGATCCGGGCGTCGGCCACGAGATAGCCGTCGGCGGTGACGCGAGGCTTTTCGACCTCGGCCGCGTCGATGAACTGCATCACATGTAATCCTTGGTGCCGTCTTCGCGGACCGTGTAGGGCCGGATGTCGATGCCGTGGGTGGCGACCCAATCGGCTGCCCGTTTCGGCCAAGGCAGCGGTAGGAACGCGAGCACGTGCACCCACCAGCGGACGCGGATGTCCGCGCCAAGCTTCACACAGATCATGGCCAGAGCCCTCGATTGTGGTATTGTCCGCGCCGATGACCGACGAACAGTTCCGTGAACTTCGCCAGCTCGCGCTTGAGCAGAATGTTCGGATTTCCGAACTCGCCCTCACCGTCCGCACACTTCAGCGGCGGATGGAGGAGATCGTGTCGATGTCCGTTACCCAGGACATTGCGCACATCGGAGGGCAGGAAGAGCTTGATGCCTTCCTTGCCAGCTATCAGAAGCGCTCGCCGTCCACGTAGACGATGCCGCGGGCAACGCACCGGCACATGATGGGCTGCCCCGGCGGCAACCCCTGTTCGGCGCCGGTCGGCTTCCCGTATTCGTATTCCTTGCCGTCCAGTTCCTTGTGGCGCGGCCGCACGCGCTCATCCCGGCTCGTCATCCAGGTGTAGGACGTGACACCCGCCTGAACGTGCCGCAGCCGGTTCAAGTCCGAGGTCGTCTTTGCGACCTGATCTCTTGCGATGACCTTCGCCCGGCGATCGGCAACGCCGAACTCATCGGTGAGCCGCTTGCGTAGCTGAGCTGCCGTCTGACCCTGCAGAACCGCGTCGTAGGTGGCGCGCTCGATCTTCCCGACGGTATCCCTCGCAAGGCTCTGGATAAGCCCCGCGTTCCGACGGTTCGCGTCGATCAGATACTCCGCCAGATCCTCCTGGCTCACCACCGCGGCGAGATCGATCCCGATGGTAGCCCGCACCGAGGCCATCCACTTCTTGGTGTGCCGCTCGCTCTCCAGCCGGAGGATGCGCCCGACCATTCCCTCGGCGATGACACCCAGCCGAACGGCCAGTTGCTTCAGGCTCTCGAATACGAACTCGCCCAGCGCGTCCTGCGTCATCGCTGACCGCTGACGGGCGATCTCGGCTTCGGCGGCCGGAAGCACGTCGGAACGCACCGTGGCCGCCAGTGACCGCAGCATGGCGCGGAGAGCGCGAAGGTATTCGGTCTGGGCGCCCCGGGTGTCGGTTATGGGCGGCAGGGTGATCGCTGGCCGCTTGGTCTTCGTCGCGGCCATGCGGGAGAGGCTGTAGGACTGCACGGTCAGTCCTCCTTGACCTCTTCCCAGATTTCCGGCCCCAGCACGATCTTGCCGCGATAGGGCTCGACAGTGGTCAGGTCGATCGGCGTCTTCGTCAGCGAGACGTGCGTCTGATAGTCGGGGAACCCGTGCTCAGCGCCGGCCCGAATGATGTCGGCGTGGCGCCATGCGAGGCGTGACGACGCGAACATGAGCACTGCCGACATTCCGCCAAGCGGCTCGACCACGCGGGGACCACCCTCGGGGATCACCATCTGGTCCTTGCCGTCGGAGCCATACTCGCTGTCGTTGCCGGCCTTGATCCAGTCCAGCGGCTGCCGGCTGTAGATGATCGTGACGTGCAGGTCGGGCACGATGTCCGTCATGCCCTGCGACTTCGCCCATGCCGTAATCTCGGCCGCGTTCAGCACGTCCCGGCGGACATACAGCGTCCGGGGCGCCGCATCGTTCGCCGCCGCCTGCAGCCGGGTGACGGTGGCCGCAGCCGGCGCCTCACGCGCTGCCCGTGCCGCCTCTTCCGCTGCCGTCGCCTTTTCGCTGAAGTCGATCGCGTCGCCTTCGGCCTCGGCATCGTCCATGGCTGCCTCGAGCCCGGGATACGTGCCGTTCTCGATGAGCTGATTGACGCGGCCTTTCGCGAGGGCGCTGTCAGGGATCAGTCCGCTGTTCGCGTCGATCTGGAACGCTTGCGCGTGCTTCAGTGCGATCTCCGCATGGTCCTTCTCGTCGAGTTGGAACAGCTCGGACCAACGGTAATGAACCTCTGGCGGGCGCTTCCCGAGGGCGGACCAGATGATGCACTCATCCAGCACAGACATGGCTGGCCGCATCTCCAGTTCCTGCATGGAGCGAATGCGGTTGAAATAGTTCTTCTCGTCGTGCGCACCCGTCGCGTTCATGCCTGCCGGGCTCTGCCCCAACAGCCGCGTTACCGGGATATCGGCCGCGCCGGCAGCGATCTGCATGAAGCGGTCGATCACGTCCGGCAGCGTGGCGAAGGTGATCTCCTTCTGCTGATAATCCTCGTCACCGTCGATGATCAGGGCGTTGTAGAGCCCCTTGATCATCATCGAGGTGGAGACACGCTTCTGCAGCCGGGACTCATAATCCGGGTCGGCCGCCATCGCGGTCAGGTTCGGGATCTTGATGACGTCGAGCTTGGCCTCGTGGGTCATCTCCGACACGTTCGCCGCGGTCGCCTCGGCATCCTTCAGAGCGCGGGACACCGCCTCAAGAATGCTGTCACCCCAGGTTGTAGCGACGGTGGTTTCCACGTTCGGCAGCGGCGCCCCGATGAACCGCACCAGCCGCGAGGGATGGACGATCACCTGGGCGCCGGTGCCGGTCTGCAGTGTGTAGACCTTGGGCGTGCCGTACCAGGGCGAGGTGACGTCGGTTTCCAGTTCGCCGGCTGCAAGGCGGGTGCAGGTCAGGACCGGGAGATACCGGAGCCCGCCGTTCTTCAGCCGCTCGGGCCGCAGTTCCTCCGACTGATTGACCGAGCCATCGCCGATGAACATCGCCGCGCCGCCGTACAGCCGCGCCTTGGTCTTGGCCTCCAGCGCCTTGCCGCGGACGTTCAGCCGCTTTTCCTCGGCCTCGATCTTCTCGATCTGGTCGTTCTCGGCCTGCCAATCACGCCATTCCCGGCACATATCCATGGCGGGAATGTCGATCACCTTCCTCGCGAGCCACGATCCGCGATAGGCCGCTTCCAGCTCCATCGGGTCCATCGGCGTGAAGGCATAGGTGGCGCCGTGCGCCTTGCCCTTCGTCAGCCCTTGGCCGGTGAAGATGTTGACGATGGAGTCGAGAAACCGCACGAACTACCCCCAAGCCCTGATGTCGTAGTTCGATCCGGTGACCATCAATTCCGTGAGCGCCCACACCAGCGCATCGACGCGATCGGGAGAGCCTTCGCCGAGGTAGCCGTCGCTGGTCATCGAGCACATCTGGTCTTCCAGACGCTCCATACCTGCGACGTGCCTCACCTTGCCTTGTTCGTAGAGAGCGGCAACCGGCTCGGCCCGGACGATCTTGCCCCGGCTGGCGACGACCTCGCTGTAGCTGACGCTCCGGTCGATCGTGCGAATGACGTGCTCGACCATGGCGCCGCCGAAGTTGCGCTCGGCGATGATCCGATCGGCCTTGAACTCGTGATAGGCGGCGACAGAGCGCCGGCCCCAGCCGTCCGGTGAAAGCTTGCAGGTCCGGTCGGCCATGATGTAGCCGATCCCGTCCACGCCCTTGCCCGCAACGATGATGCCGATGCTGTCGCCTTCGTCCTCGTCGCCTCTGGTGCCGCTGGGATCGATCGAGACCACGATCCGGCTCATGTCCGGCAGGCGAACGCCCTTGCGCGCCTCGTCGATCATGTCGCGGGTCCACAGGGCCCCCGGCACATCGTCCAGCAGCTCGGCGTTCAATTCCTGCCGGCCAAGACGGGTGCCGGCGTATTTGTCCTCAATGGCTCGCAGGAAGCTCGGGGCGAGGTTGCCGGCGTTGTCGAACGTCGAACCCCGCGTCACCACCGTGCGCTCGTCCTTGGCGATCTCTCGCACGACAGGAAGCGGTTTCGGCGTCGTCGTGATGCAGGTCCGCGGTCGGTCCCCGAGCCGAAGCCCGAACATCGCCATGTCCCAGGTCTCGCGCAGATACTTCCACGCGGCCAATTCGTCGGCCCAGATCCGCTCGTGCTGCGGCCCGCGAAGGCGCTCCGGCTCCTCGGCCGAGAACATCGTCGCCACCGCGCCGTTCTGCCAGGTCAGCCGTCGCTTGGAAGGCTCATAGGCCGGGCGGCCAAGAGGTTCGCCGTCGTCCGTCCGATCACCGGCCCAGCACACGGCCAGAAGGCCACTCTCGCCTTCCACCATGACGTCGCGAGCGTCCGATGCCGTCGGCGCGATGAGACCGACCCGCTTCACGCCGGCCTTGACCTGTTCGCGCACCCACTCTGCGCCAGTGCGGGTCTTTCCGAAGCCGCGCCCCGCGAGGATCATCCAGTTCTGCCAGTCCCCTTCCGGTTCGGTCTGGTTCGGCCGGGCGAAGACGCGCCAATCATGGAGAAGCGCCTGGCAATCCTTATCCGTCAGCCCCGCCAGTACCGCTTCCAGTTCCGCGGGTGGCAGGCTGGCGAGCGAGGAGAGAACGGAGCTTGCTGCGGGCATCGATTACCGTGACGTCGAGAGAGACTTCCGCCTCGATCCGATCGGTGAACAGCTTGTGGTATTTTCCGAGAAGCCCCCAGGCGCTCACACGAGCCGCGTGAGAGGCGCCGTCGCCTTCGCGGGTGGCTTCCCTGTGCAAGCCGATGAGCACGTCCTGTGCCGTCACCTCGGCCTTGGCGGCCCGTTTATGCGCGCCTTCGGCCACCGCTCGGGCGACCATAGCATTTGATAGCAACCGGGAGCCCTGTCCTTGGGCTGCTTTTGCACTGTACCCGGCGCGGATCGCTGCCTGGGTGGCGTTCAGGTCTATCAGGTATTCGTCGACGAACCGGCGCTGCTTATCGGTTAGCGCCATCGTCCTTCCCTTTCAGCTTCGGCGGGTGTGCGACTAAGTGCCTGCCTATCGACGGAACCGCCTTCACCGCACCCTTGATGCCGCCCTTGGCATAGCCGGCGGCGAGGAGGCGCCTTCTCTGCTGGCATGATTTGCAGCCCGGCATGGCGCTTATTCCCACAAACCGTTATACTGGCCGCCCGATCTTCTGACGAACCGATACGATGCCATGACAAAAATCGAGTTTCGAGCTGCCTTGAAGGCACTAGGACTGTCCCAGAGCAAGTTCTCCGAGCGCATGGGCGTCAGGCCCAATACCGTCTCGACGTGGGCAAGCGGTGCGGCTGCCGTTCCCGGCCCTGTGCGCGCCTATCTGGAACTGGCGCTGGCCGTGCGGTCGCTGCCGGTCTAGCGATTGACGCACGCCGAGGGAATCGGG